ACTGCATCCGCATCAAACGATGCAATTTGCGATGCGATAATTCCGTGACTTGCTAAAATCATTATGCTATATCTCCAAATAAATACCACTCATTCGTATCAATCTTAATCAAAGTTGCACCGCTATATTGAGCGTTCAATTTCAACTTTGCCCCGTTGCTTCGGATGGTTACGCCACTTGTGGCAACAACCGTAGTTTGTCCTGCTCCGTATTGTGCCAAAAGAATCTGTGTGCCTGTGGCAAATGCAACCGAACTATTCAAAGGGACTGTCAAGTTGTTTGCACTGCCCACATTCATCTCAACTAATTTATCGGCATCACTCAAAACCAAAGTGTATGATGCTGTTTGTCTGTTGGTGGTAATCAGTTTGTTGGTCTTTGCATCAAGTGCCGTTTGCGTAGCAGTTGAAACGGGCTTGTTTGCATCTGAAGTATTGTCAACATTGCCCAAACCTACCGCAGCCTTGTTAAGGGTTGCAAATGTTTTGTCTCCTCTGTAGTAATCTGCTGAAGTTGTGGCGGTTATTGTTGGTTCAACTGCGACATTGCCACTACCCAAAAGCGAAGTGCTATTGATGGTCTTAATGTTTGTGCCTGATACCAAAGTATCTTGCTTACTTGTTGCCAATCCGCTATACTGCGAGTTGGTTGCATTGTCTCCCGTATTTGTTCCGCTTGTGTTTCCAACAACTACTAATTGAGCATCGGTTACATAACGCCTATTCGTTGAATCTGCGATGTCTGCGGTTGTTGCATCTGCTCCGGCAGTTACCAAACCTTTTTGGTCGTATGTTACTTTGGTTTTGGTTGCCCCAGTAATGGCAGAATTCTCATCAACCTTCCCATCAAGTGCCGTTTGCAAATCTGTTTGGTTTGACAAAGTACCAGTAACCCCACCCCAAGCAACTGCCGAACTGATAGAAATGTTTCCGCTTCCAAGTACTGATGTGCCGTTTACGGTCTTGATATTCGTTCCGCTTACAAGTGTATCTTGTTTGGCGTTTAGTGCTGATTGAGTTGCACTTGAAACAGGCTTGTTTGCATCACTTGTGTTGTCAACATTGTTCAACGCCAATGCAGTTTTCAACGCTGATGGTGTGATTTTCTTTGTCTCCGCTGCCGATGTATCAACAATAGGAAACAAATCCGCTGCCGTGTCAACGGTGACGATAGTGGTTAATTGGGATATTTTTTGATCTGCCATTATAGTAAGATTTTATCACCACTTTCAAGAAGGCAGAAATCGCCATTTTCCAAAAGCAGATAGATGATTTGTGTGGGTTGTTCAATCTCGTAGATTTTCTCATTCAAAGTCACCTCGTAGTAATTGCGTGTAACATCAAATTCAACTTTCAAGATTCCACTTTCTACCAATTCGTTTGCCAATGCTGGAGACAAATTGGTTGATGATGTTTGTGCGTAAACTTGGTATTCAAATTCTCCAGCATCAAGAGTGAAGGTGCTACCCTCAACAACTGCAAATTGGTTGTATCTCTCAGGGTGAATTGAAATGTCCGACAAGATCACCGTTGTGAGTTCATTGCTCAAACGATGTGTGAAGGCAAACAGAAAATATGGATTGGCAATCGTGACTTTTTCGGTCAGCGTTAAATACCAATTCTTTGACTGTGCTTTATCAATTACCAACATCTCTACAAAATAGCGAGAGTAAAAATATGTAACAAAAAAAGGGAGAGCAATTGCCCTCCCCATTTGACCTATGAAACAAGAATCAATTAGATACCTAAAGCGGTAACAACTGAACTTTGCAATTTGTAAGGTGCTTCAGCCTCAATTGCTGAAAGTGTAACTTCATAACCGTTGGAATCTCCCATAGCAGTACCGGTGTTGGCAACCATTGCAGTCACATCACATCCGTACTCCTTACCAACCAACCAATACTCATCGTTGTTGTTCTTAACGATGCAATAGCAACGACCTTGAGCAAGGAGCTTCATTTCGTTACGCTTGGTTGTTGACAATCTGCGAAGTTTGAAAACAACATCCGATTGATTGAATGATGTTCCGTTCTCAACAGATACGTTGGTGGTGATGGTCAATGATCCAGTACCTTTCGGCAACTCGTAATCGTAAACATCACCACTTGCAACGGTTGTGCCAGTTACTTCACCACTTGCAATTGTGAATTTTGAATCAACCCAAGTGATAAGGTGGATTGATTTGATACCTCCGACCGCATCCTTGCAATCAAGAGTGAATCCTTGTGTGAGTAAACAGGGCATATTTTATGAAGATTAAAGGGTGAAATAAACGATTTCTCCGGGGAATGCAACTTGCACACCAGCCTTGAAAGTGAAACGAACACGAACTTCATCGTTGTCCTGTGAATACCACATTTTCACTTCTTCTTGCTCGTCAATCAAGTCAGTACCCATAAAGAAGTTGCTCAAAGAACCAGCGTGAATCTTGTTAGTTCCGTTCAAACCACCAACTCCGATTACTTTCATATTTGTACCGGGGTAGATCATCTCCATTGAAGTGGCAGCATCGGCAACATAGTGGAACAAGTTAGCGTTCTTCAAGTTAACCAACATCAACTTGTAAACATCAATACCAACGAAGCAAACCAAGTCGTTCTTTTCAGCAACGGCAGCAGGGATGTTAGCGTAGATTTGATCCAAGATATCATCAACATTCGCAGCGGTGATTGAAGTGAAGGTAGTTGGTGCAGCGTTTGCCAATACTGGAGAAGCGGCAGCAACAATTTTGGTGAATCCATCAAAACGATTCAAGTTAGGATTACCTGAAGCGGTATCACCTTGCCACATTGCAACTTCCAAAGTTTGTGCAATAACGGCAGCCTTTTCAGCACCTACTTGCTCTTCAAAAGGAATCATAGTTGGTGAACCGGGCATGATTTGAGTTTGCATCCACTTTGCTTCCAATGTCTTTGGGCAAAGAGTTTCTTCAACTTTTACTGCACCAACGGTGATATTGCGTTGAGTGAAGGCAGTTGTACCACTTGGGTTGTAACCACAACCGTCTGCTTGAAAGAAAACAGTTGAAGCAAGGATGTTCAAAGCGGCAGCAGATTTGATACCTACTTGAACTTGGTTAGAAGATTGCAACAAGGTTGCAGTTTTGCTCCCGAAAAGAGCCTTTACCAACAAGTCTGTTGACTGTTCGTTGGTGTAGTTTGCGAGTGTTCCGACTGAAAATGCCATGTTTTTATTTGTTTATTGCGTTTTTGAATTTTTTAAGTGCTTCAAACTGATCGTTCTTTTTGTTTGAAACTGGGGTTTTGATTGGGGTTTCGCTTGGCAAATCGGCAACCTTTTCAATCAAGTCAATTGCCTTGCTCATTGCTTCCTTGTGCTGGGTGTTAGATGCAGACAAAGCCACAACTTTTGCAGACAATTCTGCGATTGCACTTTCCAACTTGCTCACAACATCATTGAAATGACTAACGGTTGCAAACTCTTCTTTGGCTTCAACTTCGATTTCGATTTCGGGTTCAACGATTTCAGTAACGATACCGTCAACAGTTGTCACCAACAAACCACCTTCAACCTCGTGAGTTGCGTCAGGTGCTGGAATTGAACCTTCGGCAGTTTGAACGAAGATGGCAGTTCCTACAACCAATTCACCTTCCCATTCAACGATTGTTCCATCAGTCAAGGTGGCAGTTGCCATCTCAACTTTGATTTCTTCTTCGGAGAATCCCAACATCGTGCGGATTTCCTTGAGTGTTTCTTTTGCGTTCATTTTGATATAAATTAGATTTTGTTTTTACTTGTTGCAATTTTACTTTCCATTCCACTTGGAAAGAATCTCTTTCATCTGCTCAATGAGTTGTTCTTCTTTGTCTTCAGGGAAATCAAAAACCCCCTCTACCGAGAATCCTTTGAACTCACCTGATTTCACTTTTGCCCACACATCATCGTTGTCAATGAGATAAGAGACAAACCAAGAACCATCGGCAACTTCTTCAAATCCCTTTGGTGGCATCACACCTCTTTCACGATCTATGATGTATGATTCAAACAAACTTACTCCATTCATTATCGGTGTTTTGTGGTGTGCGTTCACGGAGTTGTATTGGTTTGACCTCGCCCATTTCTTCGCAATCTTGAAGATGGATTCCTTGTCAAACACCACATAGTACTCACCACGAATGTCATCTCTGCGATAGATAGGTAAATCGGCAATCATCGCAGCACCAGTCACGATTCTTTTCTCCTCATCTTGGATGGCAAATTTGATAGGCGTTTCGCTGAATGCTAAAAAGTCCTTTTGAATGGCTGCGTTTTCAACAAGCGAAACAAAGTCAATGCCTGTTTCCTCGTCAAATTCGTTGATGTCTAATTTGTAAACTGGAAGTTTCATCTTATTCAAATAGCGTTATTGTGTAACAGATACCTTTTTCAACGATGCAACCCGACCTTGTGTGCGTGAGATGTCACCCTCGGTCACATAAACTCGCTGATCAAATCCACTTACTTGTGGCAATGTGGATGAGATTTGTGGTGCTGCCATTTGTGGCAATCCTCCTCCGCTTGATTGCATTCCAGTTGGTGCGGATGGCTGACCACCTTTGAGGATGTCTCTCGCTTTCTTTGCATTGGTCAAAATCATTGCAGCCAATCCGATATATTTGGCAGCACCAGCAAGACCACCGGTGGCGATGTTGTCGGGTGAAGCGGATTGAGTAACTTTCAATGCACCTGATATTGCCATTGCCGTATCTGCTGCAATAACTGACAAAGCAATTGCCTTACCAGCTTTGGTTTGCTCTCCAGCCAATGCAGCAATTGAATTTGCCAAATCTATTGATGCTTTGTAAAGGTCTTCTTTTGCTTGTTGTTTGGCTTCTTCTTGCTTGATTATTTTGTCTGCGTTCTTCTGTGCATCGTCGGTGGCTTTGTCATCAATCTCCTTTTGTTTTGCTGCTCTTTCTTCTGCAAGTTTGAGTTCCGCTGCATCCACTTCCGCAGTTGCCACAATTTGCAAGTCGTTATACTTTTGATTAATTGCTGCAATGGCTGCGGCATTCCCTTCAACTGCTTTTAATTCTTGGGCTTGTGATTCTTGAAGTGCTGCTAATTTGTTCTCATATTCTTTTTGAATTCTTTCGCCTTCATCAGTAATCAATGCCAAATCTTTTTGTCTTGCCGCATCTCGTGCAGATGCTTCCGCTGCTAAAGTGTCCTCGGTTATTTTCTTTTTCTCATCAGCAAGTTTGGCAGCATCATCCAATTCCTTTTGCGCAGCATCCTCATCAAGTTTCTTTTTATCTTCCGCACCTTTTTTGTGAATCTCGTTGATTGAAAGTTGGTATCCAGCGTTTGTGTTTTTAAGATTATTAAGTTGTTTTTTAGTTTCCGCAATTGCGACATTTGCTTCCTTCTCAACTGACTTCGGATCAAATACCAAGTTCGCAAGTCCACCGCTAAATGCTTCCTCTAATCCGAAATCTTGCCCCAATGCCTTTCCAACTTTGTCAATGGTTGTCAATAGCACAGTCAACGGCATTGTCAAAAAGCGAATAATCCCCTGAAGGATGTCCTTGTTTCTTTGAGCCGCATCTATCTGCGATTGCTTCATCGTCTCTTGAGCTGTCAATTGTGCCTCAAGTTGGGTGATTACTGCGCTGGTTTGCTTGATTTTTAATTTAAGTATTTCCTCTTCACTTAACCCTTGTAGTTTTAAGATATCATCTTGAGAATTAAGTGTATCAAGTTTGTCTTGTTCAACTTTTTCTTGTGCTTTTGCATCTGCTAAAAGTTTCTTTTGCTCGGAATCAACACCAGTAACCGCCTCTTTGATTTCATCCCAATATGCAACGATTGCACCAAGAGCCACGAGAATCAAACCAATACCAGTTGAACCGATTCCCGCCCTTATTGCAGCAAATGCCCTTTTTGCCCCAAGTGCTATGCTTGTAAAAATTGCCCTAAACTGCTGCTGAACTTTTCCCAATCCTTCAAGACCTTGAGTCAACGCCATTGCGCCTTGAAGTTTGACCATTGTCTTTTCTAAATCCTCGGACTGATCACCAAACAAAGCCATCGCACCTTGTGCTGCTTGGAATCCATTGGCAACACCTGAAACAACGGTGTTCAATTGCGAGAACTTGTCCGGGTTAACTGCCTTTACACGGTCATTGAAGTCATCCATTCTATCCCGTGCTTGTGCGAGAGCGTGTTCCGCTTTCATTGCTTCGGGTGAGAATTCGCCAAACTGCATCACGGCTTGTTGTGCTGCGACTGTCAGTTCTCGGATTTCTGCCTTCATTGATTTGAAGTCAGGTTTGTTGACGGTTAAGTCAATACTTGCGTTTAATGCCATTAGTGTCCTTCGCTTATTATGTAAAAATTAGTTCCGTCACAAGCAACCCAATCAAATCCATTGAGTTGGTTGTCCGTGTGTGAATCCACTCCGTCAATCTTTGCCGTTGTAATTGTGGAAATAATTACGGAATGAGCAGTTGCCGTTTTTTTAATTATCCAATGTTTGCCTTGCAACCCACTCGGATCAGGTAGATTGACCGTGATGCTTCCAGCAGTTGTATCGCATAGAATCAACCAATCATCTTTGGTTGCATCGTAATTGGTTGTTACTGTCTTAACTGCACCACCACTTAAAAAGGCTGGGTACATTTCGTAATTGCCAATATAGAGTGTATCGGATTTGGTAGGTTGGAAATCATTTGAAACAATAACCACCGAACCATCAACCCCATCAGGATAGTGAATATCGGTTGACCCAAATCCACTATTGTTGATTCCGTTTCCGCTGAAGTTCTCACCAACAAAGATTCCACTTCCTTCGCTTGTGCCAACTCCAACTCCGCTGATGCCGGGTTTGATTGGGAATTTACCACCGGGATACACATCACCATAGATGTCTGTATGTGCACCTTGTGCAGTTCCAGCACCCATCTTTTTAACGGTGATTGTGGCGGGTGGGATGAATTGAGCCAACAAGAATTCACACAAGTACACCCCTTCATCTGTTGGGTTGTAGTTTTCAACCTTGTTTAATCTCCAGTATTGCCCTTCAAAGAAATACAGATTCTTGAATTGTAGGTTGTACCAATCAGTTGGAGTGATGCGAAAATATGCTCTAACTATTTTAGAGTTCTTGTTGGTGATCTCTTGAATGAATCTGTAATAATAAGTATTGACAAGGTTTGCATTGGTGTAATTGTACCCAGCACCGATACCAACTTCTCTCGGCATACCAAACAAAAGATCAATTGTCGGGTTGGAAAGTGAATCATAATGGATTGTCAATGGAATTGATGTCTTAACTTTGGTTGCACTCAATGAAAAAGTTCCAGCAAAAGATGTAAGAAATCTTATACTTACACCACTAACCAATCCACCATAATACAACACCCTCAAATCACCATCCTCTTTGCCTACAACAGAGGATAACACAAGGTTTTTTTGTCCGATGTCGTAGTTCTTTATTTGCGTAGGTACAAAAGCAAGCTCAATTTTCTTCTCACTTTTGACAAAATCATTGTCCACCTGATAGGTTCTTTGTCCGTAGGTGGTTTGATAGTTCTCTTGGTAGGTGACATTGCCATCATCCTTGCCTTGCTTGTAACTGAACA